CTTCCACACCCTATAGAATGCCCGCTTGCATTGAGCAAAAAAATCTTCTCTGCTCATGCAATATTTTATTTCGGGGGCACCTACGACTTCAAATACTACAATTTTCTCGCCGCCATATCGTTGTATGATTTCTCGTACTTGTACCACCCCCATTCGGGAATGTAGATAATAATCCGTTCCATTCAACTGCATTGTTCTTACCTTTCTACAATTGGGTTGGTTAAAACCATTTCTAAATCTTCACCAATAACAGATGATAAAACTATATTACGTATTGATTCGTGTATATGCCCGTCGTTTTGTAGAAGTGATAATCTTTTTAGTTCACCTATCATTAAATCATTAAAAATTTGATGTTTTGCATCCCTACAAATGCTAACAAGTTCATAAAACAATAACGGATCAGTTTTATACAACTCTTCAATTCTCATATAGACTGCTATTGTAGCAGCTTTTGTTTCTATTGAACCATTCTTTAATTCTACTGTTTTCATGTTATGCCCCGATTTATAAAACATGTGTTAAAATTAATAATAAAATAAGTTCACATAACACACCAATGTAGATAATAAGTAACATATATAAAGGACAATCAATGTCTTTTATATACGTGGTTTCTTCAATTACTTTATATTCGTCATTCATGTTTACTTTGTAGACACGGTAGGATTTGCACCTACGACCAATAGCTTATAAGGCTACTGCTCTACTACTGAGCTACGTGTCTAATTTTATCTTTTAGTCAATAGTCGCGGTGTATGTTTTACCATCTACTGTGACTGAGACTTTCTTTCCAGACAAATTTGGGGCTTCCTCCTTGATACGAAATCCAAAGATTTCCTCGAAGACTTTCGGATCATAGTTTGGAAGTTTTGTGGTAGCGAGTTGCTCTTCCCGACTCGCTTTGTTATAAGACTTCCTCGCCGCCTCTTTGTAAGAGATCGTATGGAGAAAGCCACCTGTCACCTCATGGTATGGGTTTAGTTGTTTTTCTTCCTTTGTCATGTTGTTTGTTTCCACCCACTCAACACAAGAGAAAAATAACCAATTCGGAAACGTCAATTTATCAAAAATCCCTCTTTGAAGAGGTTTATTAAAGAAACGTATCGTATCCGACGGCGTTGAATTGAAATAGCCCGTTTCATTGTTTGTGCTATTCCAACATCCTGTGTTGTCATTCCCTGTGTTGTCATTCCCTGTGTTGTCATTCCCTGTGTTGTCATTCCCTGTGTTGCGATTCCCTGTGTTGTCATTCCCTGTGTTGTCACTCCCTGTGTTGTAATTCATCGCCGCCCCCTTTTGGTTTAGACCAATCCCCGCATCTTAGCACCTTCAATCCAATCAATATCACAATATTCTTTTAACATAGATAAATAAATAGTCATGAACTCTCGTCCATGACTTAGTGATTTTTCTCCATACAATTTTCTTTGGACATAATGCGTTAATTCATGAATTATAGTAACAGGATTACATGCCGTATCTTTATATACAGTTATCTCTCTGCTATTATCAGCATGAGTCCACATCGTTGCAGTTGGTTTCCCTTTTCTATCCATAAAATTCTGTTTACAGTAATCCGTCCAATCGAATTGTGGTATATTATATAAGAAACTAATTGGTATTATTGGATATCTGACATCATTACAAATTTTTTCTATTAATAATCTACAATCATTCTCAGTTATTCTTAATATAGTAGTTTCTTGAGCCATTGTGTACTCAAACTTATATACCATTTTATCAATACGTTTATTAGCCTCCTCACGAGTTTCATTATCTCTTTGGAGATAATGTTTCTCTTTCAGCTGCATACTGATCTGTCGTGTATTAAAGAGTTTCATGAGAGTTTCATAGCAAACAAAACAGCCTCAAATCTTTGTGATATTGTAGGCTGTTTACAATTGTTAATATCTTGAGTAGGCTCAAGAAATAACCATTTTTTATCTTCATACATAACTCGTCCTATGTATACACCTTTTTCATCGTATACATAGTAAAGACTACTATCAAATGATTTTTGGAGTCTAATCATTCTATATATTCTCTTTATTTTGGAAATACCAATTGCGATTCTTTTTCGTTCCAGAGACATCCCTTGCATTCGGCTAAGTGCAGGACTTGAATTTCAGGGAGATACTTTTGGTAGGTCTCATTCAACTTCACCCATGCCTCATTCCACTTCATCCTGCTCTCCACCCATGCCTCATTCCACTTCATCCATGCCTCATCCACCTTCATCCATGCCTTGCAGAGTTCTACAGGTAAAACTCCAGTTACGGGCTTCAAAAGTCTGAAACGGTGTTGAAGTTCGTGTTTGGGTTTATTCTCTTTGATCTCTATTATACGATAAAGATATTGCTCATAAGTAATCCAATACAATAGTTTTGGTTGGTGCCAGACATGCCAAAAGGGCTTATATCCCTCCCATGCTGCTTCAAGCTCAAAGCCAAACTCTTTAGCAATGGCCTGAGCTTTTACTTCAGCAATGGCCTGAGCTTTTACTTCATATTGATTTCGCATATTTATTCCCTCTTTACCTTCCCAAGTTTTCAAGTGTGTTTAGGATTATTATAAACCCCACTACACTGAAAACAGTGATGAGTGATATACAAATCGTAAAAATGATTCTATTTAGATTCATTTCTCAATCCTTTCCGCTTTTTCTCTTGCACTTTTGGTCTCAGCAAGTAATGCAGTTTTCTTCTCTAAACGAGCTTTTTCAGCTTTATCGTAGATCGTTTTCATCCAATTATCCAAGTTATTAAAGGATTTGCGAAACATGCTTATTTTTATAATAGAGTCATGTTCAATCTTAACATAAAGTTTCCATACAGTTTTTGAAACACTTGCTCCAAAAACTGAATATATGGCTGTTAAGGCTATTCTATGATTACTCCTCCAATTGCTATTTAACCTCTCGGCACCAATAGCTTTTTTCACTAAATCAAGGAATCCTTCATATGTCATGCTAATCTCTTTTTTCTCATATTCACGCAAGTATTCGAGTAGCATTATACATTGTGATTCACATGAACTTGCGTGTAAGAAGTTGGGGAATATATCTCCCTCAACATTCTCATCATTCAGTTTATATACATCAAGTAGGTTTTTGATATACTTGATGTATTCTATTCTTTGATGAGGAAAATGAAAACTGGTGTTGACAAAGGTTAATACTTCATCAGCACAAATACCATGATTCTCTTCATTCAAGAGAGCTTTTTTACTCTCCTCTATTCTCTCCTGATTTTCTTTTTCAATGGAAGAGAGGGTTTTTTCGAGATTGTTGATTTTCATTGTATGTTCTCTGTAGTAGTGTGATGTAGGAGTAACTTGTAGCAACGTGGGAATATACAAAAAAAATAGCCCTAAGTCAAGTGCTATAACTCTATTATATTTATAGATTTAGCTTGATACGTTATTCACAATAAAGTGCTTTTATTCACAAAGCGATGTAAGGGGAATATATACAAGTATTTAATATATATCGTTATAATATAGGATAGAGGAGGTCATATTCCATACCTCTGTTTTATTTTATGGCATACTGTTTGCTTATATCTTAATATGGCATACTGTTTGCTCTTACATTAGAGAGAGACGATGATTCAATATGCTGGCAGAGAGAGACATAGAGGCATAATGGGGGCAGTCTCTCTATGTGGAGGCATAATGGAGGCATAAAAATCTGATGTTAAAAAGTTATGGTGTTTTAGAGCTATTTAATTTCAAAAATTGCGTTTTGATGAAGCCTGCTCTTAAAAAGAATGTGGAAAAGAGTTGACAACGAGGGGGGAAAGTAGTATATTAGGATCGTGTTCATTGACATACAAAGGTTGATCTGATAGCGAAGGTCAACTGAATCGAGTAGGAGTCTATAAGTGACTCCCTCGGATTAACTACAAACCTCCTATAGGAGGAGAAAGCAGGTAAGTAAAATGGAACAGGGAATGATGACGCTCGAAGAGTTGCAAGCTGAGTTAAACAGTGTCGCAGCTCAAAATCTCAATCGTCTGCATGAGAAGGCGACGAGCAAAGCGGCAGTGGTCAAGGGCTACACCTATCTGCAAGTGCAAGACGTGCTGGCTGGTAAGGTGCTGACCAAGACAGGTAAACCACTGTATGACACCGAGGCGAAACTGATCCGGTTCCACCGCTGGGTCATGTACCAGTCCGCCAACTTCTATAAAGCGCACAAAGACCCTCGGACGGAAATCTTCATCGCCTCCGTGCCGCGCAACTTCGACGAGGAGCGTATGCAGATTGTGACTCGGTAGACTTGCACAGCGAGTCTAAGAGTGAGAGAGGGCAAAGGACTTATAAACTTTGCCCTCTTATTCATGATTTTAACACGCTGGTTCAAATGTATGAGGTGCTGAAATGACCGAGAATGAAAGACAGGACAAAAAATCATCCATTATAAGGATGATAGGATTGTGTGAATTGCTCAAAGGTGCTTGCATAGAGGCAGAATATCGTATTCGCAAGTCTCCATGTGATGATGAACAACTCGGCGATGTCCTGAGCCAAGTTCATAACATAATTATCTCGCTTGAGATATGTGAGCAAATGTCTCCGTGATAAGATGAGAGTAAGTCCGTATTAATCCTACGGACTTACTTTTTACGGGATAATATGACTCATCATGTCTTATTATGTGTAATCTTACATATGTTGGTGTATGTAAAACATATCATATTATGATATTTCATATATAAAACATTGTTTAATATATCGTTATGTATTATGTATGTTATATAAGGGATAGGTGCAAAGTATGTATGGTAATGTAGTATATATAAAACGAATTGAATTTTTTTGTTAGACCGGCAGAGGAGTTATCATGATTCATATTCAGTACGTTTTTACATATACTTTTGTATTACAATATTAATATATCTTTGTATATCCCCAGATTTCTTTAGCTTTCTACCTACTTATATACTATTCCCCCTTTATTTCCCCCATTTCTATCTACACAGTTTTATATGTCCTTACGTACCCCCTTGACTTAATACATAAAATTTCGTATATTGGGGGTGTAATACAAAAGTCAAGGGGTATAATACAATTGTTCCATCATATCACACCAGCAAAAAATTTATTGTCTATAAAGGAGAATGGCTTATTACCGCGCCCCCCTCTTATACATGATTTTACAGAATATGGTGTTACAGAAGTTATATATTCACAGACTGCGGATACAGATTATGATATTAAGTATATAAAAGATTTTATTTATTGTAAACATTTTATTGACCCCATTAATAGATATCATATTGAAAATCCGTGGGAGAGAATTGGGGAAAAGTTACCTAAAGGATTTAGATTTAATTTTTGGGATGAAGAATATGTTGTGTTGGGTATAGAGAAAAAGGTTTGGTGGGATGAGTGTTTTCATGTACAGGATGATACAATAAATGATACCTTTAAAGATTTATTACCTTATAAATTTGAATTGTATATGCATAATGCTAAACAGTTGGGTTTATTTGATAGAAAAGTAGAACCTCAATATATTAAAGTGGTTGGAGAAGCCGAATTTACAACTGGTAGGTTTTCAAATAGGAAGATGGATTTTAGTATAAAAGCAAACATATTTAATAAAAATAAATGGTTAATGCTGAAAGAGGGAGGTCTGATATGTTATTAATCTTTATTATTATTATTGTGGTTATGCTACTACTGGTAAAACTAATAGATTGTACTGCTACAAAGAGGTTTTAATATGAAAAGAAATAGGACTTGGTGGTCAAGGCTTAGTACGGATGAAAGAAGTGAATTAGTTATATTAGAACGAGGGAATTATGGGGGTAATGATGGTTACATACCGGATGATTGCCATTATTGCAGTGGTTGTGGATTATGTGGTTATTGTTCTAATAGGTTAAATGAATTAATACGAAAGGGTAATGGTGAATGATTATGTCTAATACACAAAAAAGAATGATAATCGGTGGTATATGTGGATTTTTGATTATACCACTGGCACGATTGGTTATTATCGCGTATGGTGGTAGTTGGTTTCCAAGTAACCCTATTGATGCGGGGACAACTACATTGTTATTTACTTATTTAGGTGTAATAACGGGATGGTTATCATGTTGAATATATTCAAAAGGTTATGTTGGTGGAATAAGGGTAAGATGAGGATATGGTGTGGTGAGTATATATTGTATCTAAAGGATGATAAGGCAATTGAGATATATTGTGGGATGTAGAATTGAATTTTAGTAATAATATGATTGGTGGTATAACGTGTGATTTTAAATTACATTGGACTAATAAGAAATGATAACTAAAGAAAGATGTGTTGAATTGTTGATAAAGTTTGGCTGGTTTAAAGACAGTGGGGTAGATCAAGAAAGGTATATATTTATACCACCTGACTCATTCTATAGTAATCGCGTGATTACATTTGATGAGGATGTTATGTACTTTGGTAATAGCGTATGGCCGAGGTTGAGATATGATAGCATTGACGAAGAAATGTTTAAGAAGATCATCGGATAATTTTTCTACCACCGTAGATTCGTGAGTTGGGTCATTTTCGTTAATTGTATAATGGGTAAGGATTTACGTGAAATTAAAGTATGAAGAATGATGAAAAATGATGATTATGCGATTCGGCTCCGAGAGAAAAAAATGATGGGAATAATATGTGAATAAATCCCCTATTCGGTTGTGGATATTAGATGTCATATTTAAGATTGCTTTAATACTGAAAATTTCGTATATTGTGTATGACAAAATACATGGAGGTGAACATGGCAGGCAAATACGGAGAACCATTCTATCTTGCCCACGATAATAACTGTCTTGGCTATGACATTATTCAGTCAGATGATGGGTTTCCTGTGGGTGATAAAGAGCGTCTCCAGAGACTGGTAGATTGTGCAAACCTATTCATAGACATCCCCGATCCTGAGGCGTTCGTGAAGCGGGCGAAGGAAGATCGGCGAAAAGCACAGGCTCTTGATGTTCTCCTGCTCCTCGCGGATACGCATAGAGTTGTACTAAGTAACGCAGGGATGCAGCGAGTTGTTGATCTGCGGAACATTGACGAAATGCTCAACAAGGCCCGCGAGCTTGGGCTGGAGGTCAAAGATGAGTGAACATGATTTCCGAGTCGGCCCGAAGCCGTGGCCGATGAAGAAGATTGAATATAAACTCGGCCCCATAGAGCCAATCTCAGGTTGTGATAACTGTGAATTGCTTTCCGCCGCTCGTGCCGAGGCCGACGCGCTGTGGTGGTTCATTCGATCTATTGATTCACCACGTACATTTTTTGAACTCTGCACAAAACTCAATATTGACCACTGTGGGATTTGCTGGCGCGATCAAGACGAACTTAAGAGCCTTATCACTGAGGCGTTCAAGAAACAGGAGGGAAGATATAAAAGTGTCAATACCTGAAGAGAATATAATTGTTTATAGAACTGCTCAGGGTGAACTTAAATGGGATTTATCTAAATGTTCTTTCTTGGATTTAATAGAACTTAAGAAATGTGGGCAATCCGTCAATCTGAAAATTTATGATGAACAAAGAAGAGGTTATATAGAATATTTACAAATGAAAGAGGCTGACGCGGTTGCCAATAAATTGAAAGAAAAGATTATTTCTAACTCAAGGTCTCCTTCTATATGGATAAAACTTTTGCGGAAGATAAACAAGAATTAGATAAAGGATAAAAAATGAAAAAGTTTCTATTTTCAATTCTATTGTCGTTAATATTATGTAGTATATCCTATGCTGCACCCATTCCTAAGATAGTAGCTCTATTTGATCGTGTTAATATTGACACAACACGTTTTAAGACACTATTGAATGAGTGTATAAAAGTTGATATAGATGGGATTATAATGTCTCAATATCTTCAATCATTTCCTTACTATAATGAGGGAAGTAATTCAGAGAAAGCCTTAAGAAGTGTTATTGATAGGTCACTATCTCGTTGTGATAGTGCTGGTATTAAAGTATGGTTTGAAACATACTCTGGTAGCAAAGTCTCTTACAACAATAATATTTATTATCCCACACGGGTTTGTAATACAAATAGTAAAGTAGCATATAATTTCTTTTATGATAATCTTGATAATGATATACATCCTATATGGTATCTAACGCCAAATACTGGCAATAACTATCGTTTATTTTATAATATAACTTGTGATACGTGGAGATATTATGAAGTAACTTTTTATATAACATGTAAGAAGAAAACGGGTAGTGTTGGTTCATTAGGATTTTATAGATATGATAATGATACAGATAGGTATTATCATGTATCTCATATTGATATTAAGAATGGATATAATAGAATGAATGTTCTTTCATTAGATAGTGATAAATGGCAATGTGTAGTGATTGCTGGAGCAGATAGCATAAGTGTAATTCCTCTTTCGATGATAGAAAAAGTTCCTGATAGCACAGAGGTTTTCGGTACTATTGATAGTACAGAAAGCATGTTCTGGACAAATTACTATGAAAGTATGTATAAATTAAGACCAAAGAATACTGATTATTTTAGTACCTCGTGTCCCGATGTTTCTAACAAACATGGGATATGGGGGGGTTATAATGTAACATATAAATCATGGAATTGGTTAAAGGGCTTGAATCATCCGTGCCTTGAGGGTATAGTAGCTACTGATGATGAACCAACAGGACTTGGTTATCAGTATAATGTATTACAAGAAAATGGCTCTGCTGGTAAGGGATTTTCTAATAATATGGAAAACTTCTGTGAATTTGGTTATGTGCTGACGGGTAAACCGGTTATGCTATGGTCTGATCCCTTTGACCCATTCCATAATGGTCAGAAGTTAATAAGGGCAAATAATCCTTATGGTGGTGGTTTTTCTACTTGTGTCATGAATGATAGTACACCGTGTATTTATATGGTTTGGAATGAAGATAATATGCAATCACTTGAAAAGTCTATTAACTATTGGGCTAATAGTGGAAAGAGATGGGGGCTTGCTCTTTATATTGAGTATAATAACACGGAGCAGGCAGCAAATTACATAAGAGCATTACCATTGAATAAGAGACCTGAATTTATCATGTTCTTCACATGGAAGACAGAACTTATTAATGAGGTTGAATTAAGGAAGGTAATTGGTAACTTTAATGGTATAGAACGATAATATGGGGGATAGAAAATGAAACGTATGATTTATAAGATTGGAAGAATATTACAATGGTCACGGGCTTTTATATGCGGATATTTTTGGTTGCCGTGTCCTATTTGTGGTCATTATTTTGGTGGACATGAAATAGGGGGAAGTTTGATGATTTCGCATGGGATGGGGCAATGCGTGTGCAAAAGCTGTGTTGCTGAAGCCAATCGAAGGAATAAAGAATTTCTTCGCATAAATCCTCTATCTCCTATAAAGGTCACGGTATGAATATTGATACTATATATCAAGGTAATTGTAGAACATTACTTAAAGAAGTAGAGGATAATTTTTTTAATTCCTGTGTTACTGATCCTCCTTATGAGCTAAATTTTATGGGTGAAAAGTGGGATAATACTGGAATTGCCTATGATATAGAATTATGGAAAGAAGTTTATAGGGTAATGAAACCGGGGGCACATATATTAGTTTTTGGTGGTTCTC